TATAATTCTTGATTTATCGGTCGGATCATAACCGTAACTAAGGTACTTGCAACAACCGTTTTTACCGTTACGGGGTGAATAAGAATCGCAAAACCTTCCACATTCACCCTTCTCCGCCCAGCCTAAAATGTCTTCACAATAGAAAAATTCATCGTTAGCCTTGCATCTTTTCGCCTCAAAAACTTTAGCCTCGGTTAGCCCACGTTCCTTCATTTCTTCTTTTATGGTCGGTAGAAATGCACACCAAACATCATCGTCTTCTTCAATTACGATTTCGAGAAAATATCTTTTACGGCTCATTTCAATTCTATTTTACGTTTTTTGAGTTCGGGTAGTATTTTGTTTAATAACATCTGTTGTGTCCGACAAAGAATTTCATGCTCTGTTCGATCAAAATAGATATCGTAGTGCGCTAAAATATAAAATGCCATATGCAGGGATTCATGAACAAGTGTTGATAACGAACCATCCCTTGTAATAATAATTGAATAATAACAATCCCCGTCTATTTTTACCCGAAAGGCGGAACCTAAACTACTTGAATCCTTTTCCCAACTAATTAGTTCATCTAACGGGTCATCTACTCTTTTAGCCCAATATTTCAGCCCGCTTAACACACTATCGGCAACAATGACCCGGACGAAGCCCGGAAATATCTCGGTGAACTCAATCGGGAAACTTATCATTTCGTTATTCTGTCATAAATTACAATACTCCCGGCAACCGCCACGTTCAAACTCCGTTCACCGGGCAAGCGGACAACCTGATGACACTTTTCAAGAACTTCTTTTGGGATTCCATGATCTTCAGCACCCAACAGGTAACAGGCATTTTCCGGATGAACAAAGTCGGAAAGCATCCTTGACCCTTCAGTTTCAACGGCAACAATCCGACAATTAAACGGGATATGCGCCCGGAAATCCTCAAACGTCTGAAATTCAAAGACCGGAATGTGTTTAAAGGATTTGCCCGTATCGGAAGGCATCTTCTTAAATCTGCGCCCGATCAAGAAAAGAAAATCAGCATCGAAAACCTGTGCGGTGCGGAAAAGCGTACCATAGTTCAGGTCGGTTTTCATGTTGATACAGCCAATACCAAAATAGCCTCGCTTCATTTTATATCTTTTAACAATTCGTGCAAAATTTGTCCTGCTTTTGAAGCACTTACACCCATGTAACTCAATTCGGACATTTTATACAGCAATCCTTCAAGACTGATTCGGCCTACCGGAACTTTCATTATTTCAACGCAAGCCCGATAGATTTCTTCCAAAGTGTATTCCGCAATCCTTTCTTCCCGATCAAGCAAAAAAAGAATCCGATCCCTACCCTCGGTGAAATTATCAACGAACCATTGGATTTGATGTTCTGTCATAATTCATACCTGTTTTCAAATTTCAGCCTACTGTAAAATTCTATTTCCTTATTATACATCTTCCGATATGCCAAAACTTCTTCTTCGACCAAATACCGGCTTTTCTTCACACCGAACAAAATGTTCCGAACCTGGTACACAAGGGAAGAGCGATCCTTTTTTAGTTCCCGTGCGATCCCCGTAAACCCAAAGCCAAGAATATACAGTTCAATAGCGGTCATCAGCGACACACTATCGAAAGTGTCCCACTTGACGACATGAGCCGGGATTTTACAACGAAACGTATTTTCCCGTTTATGTTCACCGTTCAGCAGGGCAACAATTTCATGTTCGTAAGCCGTGACATGACCCCAACCCCGACCACCAAAAAGAATATGCTGCCCGTTTGACGAAACCTTGATTTTCCATTCACCCCGGTAAAAAATCCACAACCGCCCATCTACAACCTTATACCTTCCCGTAGAAAGCGCATGAAGAACCCGGTGTTGCTTTTCAAGATTCATGTTGTCTTACAAGTTTAATAATTCAACTTTTGTGGTAGATTATTATGCCCACGACCCGACTTTTTGACCTCACCCAAGCATAAAATCCACCTTTTACTCTCCCAAAACGGCAATCTTCGCTTCACGGTGATCGGATGAACCCCCAAAATACCCCCGGCAGTCTTGTAATCAGTCACTACGTACCCCGTTTCTTCCTGTTTATCTACCAAAAGTATCATGGTTGTCGTCTGATTAGTTTAACAATCTTATACAAATGTAACACTCTTTTCCATATTTCCTATACCCCCGCAGAAAAAAAATTAACCTTTTTCGTACAGAAAAACGATAACACATTGAATATCAGGAAGATTATGTTTTCAGGATTTAAAGCCCCGATACGGGAATAACAGATGCCAGATGCACGGCTTTTTTTCGATAGGGGGTAGGGTAGTTAATCATTATTATAGTGTTGAATAACGAACTTAATATTAATTATGAGACAAAACTATCATTGATTACCAATGAGTTACGTTTTTCAGTTCAATGTTCAGGACAATATTGCCATATCCGCCAATTATATCCATCTACCTGACAATGTGACAAAGTAACCTGATTGTCGTTATTAGCCTGTTACAGACCACTAAACGGGATTAATCCTTACTGTCGTGTGTGCCCTTGTTTTAGGGAAGGGTGCCTTAAAACGCCTGTAAACAAAGGGAATTATAGGGTAAGAGCTATCGGGATGAACCTAGATTGAAGAGAATCGGGGCAAAATTAGAAAAAAGCTAAGGGAGAGCGTGTTTTTCCGTTGTTTTAGCGCATTCTAAATGTTTTGGATTAACTCAGCCTGTTTCTGCTGTTTAAGGTTCTTGTTAGTCTTTTTGATTGTTGTTTCTTGTTGTGATCTTTGTAAAACAACAAACCCCGCTATGTAGGGATAGGCAGGGTTTAGTAATTATAGCGATGAGTATGTCGCATTACTCTGAGTCGTCTGGCATGGTGAGATTGATGTGTATTGATCCCTTGTGTTCTATCTCGGTTACCTGTTTGTCAACACATCCGTATTTGGCTTTAAGGATGAAGATAGCCATTGTTTCTTTTACCTTACCCTGAAGCGCTGCTGTTATCAAATTAGTCTCGGTTGCGTTCTCGATCTTTTTTATAGTGTCCAACACAATCGGGTTATCTTTGTATTTAGTCTGGAAGTAATCCCATTTCTGTCGGCTCAATCCTTTGGCCTTCAGTGCAATACCGATATAATAGGTATCATTTGCCTCGATATCCCGTAAAATGTCTGATAGTAAGGATGTTACGTTTTCATCCGTCCATTTTTCAGCGTTCGTATTACCTTCTGGTGCTGGCATATTCTTACGATTAACATCTACAAAGATAAGTAAATCGGAAAGTATCTGCAATAGGGATCAATTATTGTTTTTTGAATTTGCTTTTCCTTGGCAAATACAGCAGAACCGAAATCAGAATAATAATAATCCATCGGGTCGTTTCATAGTCAGGGTTCATTTTAAAGCGATTTAAGACACTTTCTTTTTTCGAGACATTAGACACCGATTTGATATCAAGGGTCGCTAAAACGGAAGATCATTGGTGTTATCAGGCGGTATTTCGTCTGCCGTGCTTCTGTCAATTTCAGCAACTCCCCGATTCAGACCCGGAACATAGTTGTCCGGCTCGATCTTCCCTGAAAAGAATTTACCTTTCTTTGATTCTTTGACCCAAAGAGATAGTTTATACTTTCCCCCGTTAATCAAAGCACTTCCCCTGTATTGGGGTTGTTTTCCTGTGGCGTTGTCATTCTTAAAGATTGACAGGTCGCCTTCTCTCGGTTCGTATGGCATAAATTTTTAAAGTTAAGTTATTTGAATGGTTACTTTATCTTTCATTCCTTTTCTCGAAATCAGTTTTATACTTCTGACTACCTTGATTCCATCTTTCGGGAATAAGCAATCTTCGATCATCTTCAGCATAGCCACACAGTTTGAACAGTCTAAAGGCTTTGACTGAAACTCAAACAGGTATTCCACATCACAAGGTTCGGTGAACGGTTCGATATGTCTGCTTCGGATAATCAGTTTGTAAACGTCTTTTATGCGTTTGCGTTCAGACCAATGCGTTCCGGCATACCACTCGTTAAGCGAAATCTTCGGCAAGCCTTCGATGATTATTGTAGTCGTCATTTTCTTGTTTTAGTCTGTCTTTCACTTGCTTAAGATATTCATAATAAGTCTGTTGTGCTTTTGTCATATCGCTATATGCTCTGTTGTGGATCGCAAAATGTAACGCCTGACTGATCGGCATTAAGTTCTCTTTCTGGAAAACATACCAAAGCGGACACTTCGCCCTTGACCAGATGTGATGGATTTCGGTTAGTTGCCCTCCGATGTCGCTGAAGATTCCGTTCTCTTTACATTCCGCAAAGATCAGCGCACTCATAGCCTTGTACTCCCGTTCAGCTACTTTCCGTTGTTCACGGCTTGGGAGGGATTCAAATTCGTTACGGGTCATTTCTCTTGATCCTTTTTTATCGGAAACATTGCATCAGTTTCAACCTTATCACGGTAATAGGTCAATAGTCCAATGACCTCGAAGAGATTGAAACCTTCCACCTCGAAAGTAGTACTCTTACTATCAGGGTTCTCAATGATTGTAATAATTTTTTTCGTTTTCATTGCTCATCAAATTTATCAATTCCTTTACTCTTCAAATATTCCTCCGGTGTCTGAACCGGGATGCCTTCTTCGCCTAAAAATCGGATCAGAGAATCAATCAGTTCGCTCACCTCCTCTTTTGACGCATCCCCGCAACTTTTTACGTCCCAATACAACGTTCCGTCAACTTTCGATACTTTCTGTTCGACAAAGTTCAGGTGCGCTTTGAGTTGATCCCGGCATTCTTCATCAGACCATTCGTTCCCAACAGATTTAACCCATTCGTACACTTTCTTCCAAACTTCGGCATGAAGGTAACCCAGTTGTGAAGTGGTTTTGTATTTGAACGGGTTTTTAATCTCGATCTCGAGTTCAACCGCAATAACTTCAGGACGGATGAAAACCTCGACAGCTTCAGCAACCAATTTCGGCCAATCCTGCGGTATCAGCTTCCAGGTTCCGGCAACTTTTTTCAGGGTCAATATAGAGCGAAGTTTCTTCATTGAAACATTCTTAATTGTGCCTTATGGATCTCAAACCGTTTCTTTGCGGCCTCGAAATATTCAGCATCCAGTTCGCACCAATCCAGATCAAAGCCTAAATTGTGACAAGCAATACAGATTGAGCCAGAGCCTCCGTGAGTGTCCAGAATCTTGTCTCCGGGTTTGGCGTAGTTCATCAGGAGCCACTCATATAACTGTATCGGCTTTTCTGTGGGGTGTTGTCTAATTTGCTTGTGTGCCATATTTTGCTGCAGCATCCCATTCCATCTCCATTTAAAAATACGGACGGCAGTTGTAAATGAAGTCCAAGCGAGTTCAGCATCGGCGAAATTACCGGAATTATCTTTGTCCCAAATTACCATACATGAAGTCGATTGAAGGTTATCTATAAAGTAATTTCCTCCCCAAATGATCTGATTCTTACTAACCCTTTTTAATTCGTCAAAGTATTTTTTTTGTGGGGGTTTGGAATCATTAAACCCCCGATAAACTTTGGGAGGCACACATTTGCCCCCCCCACTTTTACCAAATGGTTTTGCCCCCCCGTACTCGTTCCGATTCCGATTCCATACGGCGGATCAACAATAGCCAGATCATAGTATTTATCCGGCTTGTCGGCCATGAACTCCATGCAGTCGATATGATAGAGGTTAATCATCTGTTTTTATACCTTACCCAAAGTTTTATCATCGGCTCATCCTTCTCCTCCTCACTCAAGTCTGGCAAAAGATTGAGAATATCATCCCGGCTGATCTCGACAACCAACGTATCACGCCTGACTTTTCCGGCCAGTTCGTTCAGTTCATCCAGTAAGGCATTGAGTTTGCCCCGGAGTTCACGATCATTCAGATAGCAATCTTTGACTTTTTGGCAAGCATATAGTACGGTTGCATGATCCCGGTCTAAACGCATACCAATCTCAGCCAATGATAGTTTCGTGTAAGTGCGCAAGCAGTATATCAGGATTTGCCGGGGTATTTTAACCTCGCTGTGCCGATCACGATGAACGATCTGCGCAACAGTCAACCCGTAATGCTTTGACCACGTTTCGATGATCTCGGCTTCTGTTATGTTCATCCCCGGACGGGAAAAGGCGGACATATCGTTCATAACTTGTTAAATTCGTTTATTGCGTTAAAAATTTGTAATGCTACTTGCGGAACCCAGGCGTTGCCGAAACCTTTTATGCTTTCGTTTCTCCATTTAGAAAAGGTAATACCGTCCAGTTTTCGGGGAATCCCATCATTTCGCCCACAAACAGGGGGTTGAGTTGGGAAGTTGTCCCAGTTAGTGCGCCCGAAATTCCGTGAATCGCATGAGCCAGCGTGTCGTTCTGTCGTTTCAGGTCGGGTCTTGTGCATTCCCCCTTCGCATCGCTGATCGCCGTTGGGGTCGGTAACATTCCCGATGCTGCTAGGTCGTTCAGGTCTATTGTCCAACCCTGCTCCAGCTTCCTCTGAATCCGACCGTCCTCCGCTTTCGATCCGTTCTTCTCGTCCCTGGCTTGTGGCGTGGGCAACAAACCAGACCCGATCCCTTTTGTGCGGGGCGTTGACACCGCAAGCCGGAAGTATGACCGGCCATACTTCGTATGCTTTAGTTTCCAGGTCAGTAATACTCTGCTCGAATACCAGCCCGTCTGACCAATTAACAAACCCAGGAACGTTTTCCCCGCAGATGTACTCCGGCTTAATCTCCCGTATAATTCGAGCAAATTCCGGCCAGAGGTGGCGATCATCTTCTGTACCTTTTCTTTTTCCGGCCATTGAGAAGGGTTGACAAGGCCAGCCTCCGATAACAATGGTAGGCTTGCTTGAATCCCATCTTGATTTTTTGATGATTGTTTCATAATTCAGTGTGTGTATGTCGTCATGGTGGTAGGCTTCCGGCCAGTAATAACTTAAAATTTTTCTCCCGAATGGATTAATTTCACAGGAAACAACGATATCCCATCCCGCCCAGGTTGCCGCAAGTTCTCCCCCTCCGATTCCAGAAAAAAGACTAATGACCTGCATAGTATTTTCTTGTTATAGGGTCAAACTTTCGGCCAATCTTAGATACTCTTATTTTTTCACGGGTGGATTCACTTACGGGTTTACCTATTCTGGAAAGAGAACCTAATTTTAAATTCTCGTTGTATCTGCCTGCAAGATGTTTCGATGCCAAAACCTTTTTTTCTTCTGTTTGGTCATATAGTCTATGACAACTCGTACACAGTTGAATATAGTTACCAATATTTCGGTCGTGTTGGAAACCCTTCTTTAAGGCATATTCAAATCGTTTACCCCTTCCGGTACAATTTGGATTCTCGCATTTACTTGCCTTTCCGTAATGCTTATTTAACCAATCGTGTACTATTCTGTAAAAATATTTCGGTTGAGTTTTCATAACTTCGGCTCCACCGATACCACTAAACAGGCTGATGTGATTCATAACTTCCCAATCCCCTCATTAATTAGTTCAGTCAGTTTCTTTGGGGTCATAAACTTGACTTTCCCTTTCATGTACCGTGACCAAAGTAAGGTCTGACCCATTTCCAATGCACGGCTTAGATCACAGGGTCGTTTGCCGAGTTCGACCAGTTTAACCCTGATCTGCTTTTCGATTACTTCGTATTCGTTCATAGCTTTTTATCTAAATGAATTTCCTTTAACTTTTATACATTTCACATCTTCATTTTTTTGTCCTAAACATACTCCTAATGTCGTACACACTATTCCCTTGTAATCGGTCGGAACGTGCGGTGAACCATGCGGACACCTGACACATGAACGCCTTAGTCCTACATGGTCACAGATTACAAGGTCGCTAAAATGCGTCTGGTTGGCTTCCTCCAAAATATCCTTTATACTCTTGGGTTGACCAATCGGTATAGTAATTGACTTTTTCATTGTGTCGTGTTTTTATGGTAACTGGGCATTTCCCGTTACGGTTTTTTGCAATCTCAAGGACTGTTAAAAGTTCTGTCGATTCGTCATTCTTGTCGAATAGCGTACCATCCAGAAACGGACGGCTGATGAATAGCACTATATCAGCATCCTGTTCAATGTTTCCCGAATCCCGTAAATCAGAAAGTTCATGTTTTTTGTTTCCACGTTTTTCAATCTCACGGCTTAACTGGCAGAGCAACAAAACAGGTACATCCAATTCCTTTGCCATATTCTTTAGCGCACGGGTTATGTCACCAATCTGATAGGCACGGTTGTCCCCCTTTGGAAGATCCATTAACCCCAAGTAATCAATAACCACAAAGTCCAGTCCTTTCATTCGCTTTATGGTACGGCAATTATTGATAATGTAAGGTACTCCGATATTTGTCTTCTCATCAATATCCAAGTTCCAACGTGAAACAATCCCTCCTGCTTCGTCTGGATCAAACCCAAAAGACCAGATCAGGCGTTTCATTAGTTGGGTATCTTTCATCTCGATAGAAAAAACGATAGCACTTTTCCCAGCTTCACAAGCAGAACGGATATTAGCAAGGGCAAAAGCAGTCTTTCCTCGTGACGGTCTCCCGGCCAATATGATTAAATCACCCTTCTGCCAGCCTCCCGTAACGTCATTTAATTCCATTATCGGTGTTGGTACTCCAAATGCTTTCTCCGGGTTTTCTTTAGCCTTATGGATTTCGTCAAGCGATTGAGAAATAATGTCAATAAGTGATCGGTTGTTATTCCCTGCAACCATTTCAATCAGCCTCGTTAATTCCTTTTGGTTCTCCGTAATCAGATCGTCAACCGACATTCTTTCATCAAATCCGTTTTTAAGTGATTCATAGGATAGCCGGATCACCTCACGAGATAGATATTTTTCAAGAACAATCCTTGCATGATATTCAACATGGTACGATCCCGCTATTGTGTTTGTGAGTTGTGTTAGATGATAAGGGCCACCAATCTCATCTAACTTCTTAATCCTTTTCAATTCTTCGATTACGGTCAACAGGTCAATGGGATTTCCGCTTTTCTTGAGTGAATAGATAGCCTCGCAAATAATCCTGTTTGAATCTTTGTAGAAAGCAACCGAAGGAAGTATCTCATTAACCAGGTCTATACAGACAGGCTCAATAATCATCGCACCTAAAACAGCCTCTTCAATGTCGGTTGCCTGTGGAGGTATTTTACCCAAGTCAAGAAAAATATCAGGATTCATATATCTAATTTTAATTTCTTGGTCAATTCAACCTGTTGTTCTCTTGTGAAATAAGTCTTATTCTTTTCGATAGAATTAACAATGGTTCGCTTCCAGTCAATTTCAACCGACTTTGCGGCCTTCTTATTTTTCCATCCGGCTTCGGTTCCCCAAAAGTTTACAAAACCTTTTTCGATTGACAAAGGTACGTTTATGCCGGGATTCAATCTCGCTTGTTCTGCCATCAACTTTTCGTTGCTCACAAAAGAACGATAAGCGGTTTTACATTCGGACAGGTAAATTGAAAAATCAGAACGCCATGTCTTAATATCTTCTTCTTTACTTTTCTTTTCTTTACTTTTATTTACTTTAATAGTATTACGTTTATCATTCGTTCGTATTACGTTCGTATCAACTGCTTGATCTTTAGGCTTCCCCCAACGTGCATTTATTGACCTTCTCGCTGAAGCTGATTTTTCTTCTCTTTCCTGTAATCTCCGATCAATAGATTCAGACCGATAAAAACCATCAATCTGATAGAACAATTCAAAGTCATTTAGTACGCTATTAATACGTTCGTATTCGGTTCGTAATTCAAACGCTATTCGTTCGCAGTCATCGGATGGTATCGTTCCGTTATTTTCATAAGCGATTTCAATTAAACACCAGTAAATTCCTACGCCTGTCATTCCATGTTTCATCTGAAGTTTGACCATTTTTCGGTCAATCCTCGCATTATAGTCGTGTGAAAAATACTCTTTCATAGCCACAAAAAAGTAATTCCGGCAGTCAGGAGTTGTACGGGCATACCACAGCCCCGCATCCCTTTCGGGTTTGCGATCCTTTTACCGGAAAACTTTGATATTTTCATTTTATGGTAATTTGTACGATGCTAAGATAGTAAACTTTTCAATACGTTGTTACAGTCTGTTAATAATTTTGTAAGCGTACTCCGGTCGCCCGTAAATCCCTATCCGCTTCTGGTCGGTCTTGAACAGTTTTGCCTCTTCGATCAAGATGCTCATTGGAAACTTTGCGGGTGTTTCTCCCCCAAAGCGAACAACGTGAAAGATGCCTTTTTCGTTCTGGTAGGTATCGGTTGCGAGGGTCGTTATTCTGGCCCGGATTGAAGTAAGCGGGGCAAGGCCGGGGAAAAGTTTATGACATTCCGAAGGTGTCAAATCTTCGTGTTTGCGGAAAATCTCAAGGATGATCTGCTTTTGTATTCGTGCCTTGACCTCAAAAAGTTTTGGGTCAGACTCGCTTGTGGTGTTGAAAAAGCTATTCATTGTCTTGATCGTTTACGCCCGGAATGATCTCATAAGTCGAAACCAGTAAAGAGGGCTGATAGGTTGATATGAAAGTGTTTTTATCTTCCTGTTGCCCCCAAAGATTAGCAAACTCCTCAATTTGAGGAAGGATCGCCTGAAGTTTATCCAGCTTCATCAGTTCAACTTCAGACCATGAATTAGTCTTAAAAAACTTCTCCATGATCCGCAGTTTTGTAACCTTGTCAGATGCAGATTGTCCGATTCCAAGCAAGGTCATGGCGTTGGTTATCTTTTCGAGAATGATCTCCTTTTGTTTCTTGTCCTGCTGATAACCGTACTCCTCTTTCGGGGCCATGTTTGTTTTGTCGCTTTCCTTGCTTACTTTTCCCGTCTGAAGTCCGAAAACCATATCAATAACAGGCTTGAAGGACTTGAAATCGGGGTTCTTAAAGGTCTGACCGTCTATTGTATTTGAACGGTCTTTCAGGATAAACGCCTCACGCCATACGGTCGTTTGGCCGGCAACAATGTCCTGTTTCATTTCCATCCATACGTTCAAATCGGTTTCAAACGGGGTTTCCCCTTCGGTTTTCATTTTCACCCCGGACTGAACAAAGGCTTTTTTCGTCTTTCCGTTTTCCTCGATCTCCTCCATTTCGTAGGTATGGCCTCCCCGGCCGGTAAAAACCACGTTTCCGACAACATCAACGAATGGCTTTGAAAACTTCTCCCTCCATGCCGGGATTACATTGCCCCAATCGTTCAGGGTCATAAAAGACTTTTTCCTGCGATCACCGGAATAACCGAAACCATCAAGGTACTGGTTAATGTACTGATACCAGATTTTTGTCAGGGAATCAATAAACAGGAATGATACTTCTCCCCGATCCAGATACCGGAACGATTCAAGAATATCGGCCAATTCTTCTGTCTGTTTTACAATAACCCGGAGTCCTGGGAGTTCCTTTTGAAAGTACGGGATCAAAAACCGTGATCCCTTTTCATTGTCAATCATCAGTAGCGGTTTGTCTTGAGGGAGTTTCAGGTACTTGTAACACCCGACAATGAATTTACAGGATGTTAATGTTTTCCCCGATCCCTGAAAGCCTCCGAAAGATGCCTTAATAAAGTTACCTTCGGAAACCAAGTCAGTAGCGAAGTCGTCTAATTTCATATTTTATTCTATTTGTGAGTTGTGTGATCTTCTTTTTTCCCCTCTTTAGGGTGAGTGCGCCAAAGGAATCAACGTGCCGTAAACGGGTCAAAGGATAGCAGACGGCCTGTTTATATTCTCCGTGTATCAAGACAACAGCCGTTATACCTCCGGTTCGCAAGATGGTTCCCGTTAGCAAAGTCCTTGTAACCCTGACTTCGTCACCGTATTGGAAGTTGAATAGCCTCATCTTGCCATTCGCTTGAGCGAAAGAAAAGCAACATTGTTTCTTAAATATCCTCCCTTGCATTCATAATCAGACATTTCGAGTTGGTCGACAATTTTTTGTAGGGTATCGTATTTATCCATTTCGATCTCTTCCTGTGTTTTCGGGATGACTTTCGGTTTTGGAGTTGCCAGAAAAAACAGTTTTCCTTTTGAACTTCCCTCAACTGAATCCCACTGGAACCCATATTTTTCACCGAGGGTTTTCCAATACTCGTTTACAGCTTCGGCTTTCTCCATGCCGGACGTTGTTGTTGTTCCGATCATCATCAGGGGTAAGTTTTTAACCTCTCGGTTTATCCGTAGGATTTCATCCATTTCGGATTGTAGCATTTCAAATTCTTGTTTCATTTTGTGTGATTTTTAGTTGTGTTTTTAGTTGAATCAAAGCTACAATTTAATTTTGAATTGTGCAATAGTTCAAAGATAAATTTTTTCATAAAGTACATTTTAAGATCACATAAGTAAAGCCTTTCTTCTTCATCCGGGCAATCTTCAGCTTCAGACCTCTCCGGGTGATGTTTTCAAGCGGTTCGGTTATGACCTCTTTGCCTCTGGTATATTGGATGGTGACGTTCATTTGTCTATGAATTTAATTAAAATGTCGGCATGACAAGGCTTATCAATCGGACACCAGCAGGCTAAATCCTTTCCACTAAGTTCTCTTCTTGCCTCGGTTAGTGTGAACGGGCATGGCCTCA